CAGAGAATCTGGAAAAACAGAGGCGGAAGCATTTGATTTGGCCGCCGAATATATCCCTGTTTACATTCGCATTCTGGAAGATCCGAACGGTATGCCTACGTTTTCCGATTCAAATTAGGACACTACCCACAATTTTTGATCACCATCACAGCCTCCCGTCCCGTCGTAGAAAACGATACGGGTCAATGCTTATTGAGCCCCACCACTCGGATAGGCCACTTCGTGCAGTCCCTTCCAGCGGGCTTTGGCTTCCTTGTGGCCGGGGTGGCTGGCATCCAGCAGGCTCCTCGAAAACTCCTTGTCGGCCTTGAGCCGCCCGATCTCCGCCAGCGCAGCGGATGGGCTGCCCCGGAAACTGCCAGAGAGCCCGGACGCTCCACCGAGGATCACCCGGTCCTCGGCCATGGCCTTGCCCACCTTGGCCATGAACTCGACCAAGACAGGGTCATCCCCCAGGCCGGTGGCCCGGAGGTGCTCCTTGAACGCATCACCTCCGAACTGATCCACCACCCGGCGGGCTCCATCCAGCATCGCGTCTTTGTCCGGACCAAAGGACGCCAGCGTTTTCTCCAACTGCGCCTGTCGGGCCGCAGCTTGCTTTTGGGCTTCCTGCTGCTGGGCTTGGAAACGCTGGGTCTGGTCCGCAATCCAAGCAGATCGAAGGGCGTGCGCCTGCTTCTTGGTCAAACCAGCTTCATGCGCCTTGTCCCGGAAAAATTGGTCAAGGCTTTCATCGTAGGTCGCACCCTCGGGCAGTTCCGGTTTGGCAAACTCGTAGCCCTCTGGCTTCTCTGGGGCTCCAATCTTGGTGAACAACTGACGCCATTCCGCATCGGTCCATTGTTCATTCGGTATGGGCAATCCAGCCGCAGGCTGCGGAGCGGTGGGCACGGTGGCCCGCATCTTATCCATCTCCACGTAGGACTTGGCCAAGGTGGCTACGTCACTGAACTTGGAAAGGCTCTTGGCTTCTCGCAGTTCCGGCGGAAGGGACTGCCGCCAATCGCCACCAGACGGCGCAGGCGTGGGGGCAGCGGCGGGGGCGGCGTCATTGATTTCGGGTGCGGGTGCGGTTGCTGTTGCGGTATCACTCATGGTTCTTCTCCTTGGGGTTGAATCGGCGGAAGGGGTTCTTCACTGAGAATCTTCCGCAAAAAACGATCTGCTTCCTCCTCTGTGCCAGTCGCAGTATGGATAATCTGGAGGGCCAGCGTGCGGCGTCCCTCGGCGTAGGCCAGTGCCAAAGGCTCACCCGTAAAGCCACGGGCCAGCACCCCGCCCACGCGCAGGATGTGCCGCAACACGGTTTCCCCGTCCGGCCCATCAAAGACGCGACGGTAAGCTGCACGGACGGCGGCGGGTTCGGTCTTTTCGCTCATTGCATCAAATCGGCCAGTTCCGGCATGTCTGCCCGGGCTGCCGCCACATCACGCAGGGCTCGGGCCGCCCCACCCATGCCCTGGAGTTGCTGCATCTGCTGTTGCTGGGCTTGAGCCTCCTGCTGCTGTTTGGCCAGTGCTTCCCGCTCAGCGCGGGTCCGCAGGCGCAACCGGCTGACTTCTGCCGCCAAAGCCAAGTCCTCGATGACACCCTCGGTGTCGATGGCGTTGAGCACATTCGGCATGATCTGGAGATAAGGCACCACCTGCTGTAGGAATGCCTGCATCCGGAGGGCCTTCTGTCCCCTTTGGGCCCGCGCCGCTGGCGAGAGGTAGGCAATGGAAAGCGGCTTCTCCCGCAACGATGCTGGAGGCTCAGGGATGGCCCCGGTCTCGGAGTAGTGCTCAAAGAAGCGGATGATGATGGGGTTCAAAAATTCCTGCTCCAACCGTCCCAAGATCGGCGACAACTGCCGCAGCCGGTCGTCTTTGGTCTCAACGATCTCTTGCGCCGTCACCCGATCCCGCGCCCCGAAATTCGGCATGTTGAACAAGTCGTTCATAAACGTGCGCCCGATAAGGTCATGCAGCCGATTGATGAGGTCAAGATTGACCGCCAACTGTGGATTGAGGGGCAGGGGCTCGATGCGGCTGCCAGGTGTCTTGTGCCAGACCGCCCACGGACGGAGCGTAATCTTGGCGAACACCCCATCATCGTCCACGATCAACGGGGGGGCAGAGGCAAGCTGAGACGCCTGGAGCATGATCCGGGTGGATTCGTTGAGCACGCGCACATGCTGGAGGCAATCCATGGCGGGCGAACGCCCATAGGTCTCTCCGGCCAGCTTCGCCCACCGCACTACCACGTAAGGGAATTTGCTCATACGCCCTTCCCGAATCATTTCCCCTTCTGGGGTCAGGTAGGCACTCCGCCACCCATTGTCATCCTTGCGGGGTTCGACGGCGTGAATGACTTTGAAAAGGCGATCCGGGTCTTTTTCGTCCCGGCACTTGGCGGGAGTGTCGTCTCCGAACATCTCTTCCATCGCTCGGGAAGTGAGATCGAACTCCCGGTAAACCGTATCCACCACGCCGGAGCGGTTTTCGCTGATATGGCATTCCGCCAGGGGCAGGCACTTAGCCACCAGGCGCTTGCCCGGTCCTTCCTCAAGAAGAAGAACGCCGGTGCCAAACGCGCCGAGTTCCATGTAGAGTTCATGCAGAGCGGAATGAAACCCACACTCTGGCACCAGCATGGCGTCGTAAATCGTGTTGCTGGCCTCTTCCAGCCAGCGGCCGGCCGTATCTCCGCGATCAATCGTGGCGTGCCGGGTGGTCAACTCGAACCAGCGTGACGAGGGCGAAGTCACGTAGGAATGCAGCCCGCTGGCCAACGTCATGAGGGCAAAGCCGGGGAAGTCGTCGAAGACGCGTTCTTTCCTCAGTGTGCCGGCCGTCAGTCGCGCCACGAAGTCGGACGTGTTCGGACGGACCATTTCCCGGATTTCTTGCCAAAGACCCTCCCACAACATGCGGTGCCGCTTGAGTCCTTGGAACCGGGCACAAAGCGCCTTCGCCCGTTCCTGTCGCGCCAAGGCAGGAGACGGCTTGGGAGTAGTATCTTTGGGGAAATCCAGCAGCATTTAGCCTCCTAGGGTGGTCTTAGCCACCGGAGCCGCACCCGGTTGCTCGGGTGCCAGAATGGTGTTCTGTCGCCCCTGCGCCTGCTTGACGCGGCGACGTTGTTCTTCGATGGCTACGCTGTCCCCATCCGGCTTGCTCGGCGCAGGTGGAGCGGGGGGCGGTGCGGGGGGTGGAGCCGGAGGGGGCGGTGGCGAGCCACCACCACCAAACTTGTGCTGCTCTTGTTGATAAAAGTGGTATCCGTTCATGCGAGGGTGCTTCCTTTCTTGGTGGTAAGGAGATCGTTGTCCGGGCTGTCAGTCAGGGTGCTGCGGACTTGGGATTCCCGCTTTTTGCGCTCGGCATCTCCAGCGTCTCCCGCCTCCGGCTTGTTCTGCGTATCGGGCGGAGGCGGAGGTGCGGGAGGGGGTGGGGGAGGAGCGGGGGATGACTTCGAGCCACCACCAAATTGATGTTGTTCTTGCTGATAAAAATGATAGCCGTTCATGCCAATTTCTCCATGAATTGCGCCAGCGGATAAGCCCGGGCATCCGGGCTTTTTGGCCAGCGGTTAAAAGCGATGGCGTCGAACAAGTAGCCGCATTCCTGTAGATACGCCAAGGCCCACCCGAGTGCGTCCTTCATGCCGGGACCATCGAGTGCCACGGCTTCCACCCAGAGCACACGGCCCGAAGCATCCAGACGATGGTCACGCGGGGGGCCGTCTTCCGCAGATACCACGGGTCGCCCCATGAGCAAACCGCAAATACGCCCATCAGACCAACACGCAGCCGCCAATCCAGCGCGGATGTAGAGCGCCACGTAATCCCGCCATTCCTCAAAGGACATGCCCGGAGGGAACTTGCTGACACCATACCACGCCAGCGCGTCCGCGTCGTGTTCGTTGGCAAGTCTCCACGTCATTTGCCTTGAGCTTATAGGCCTATTATGCAAGGGTGGCAAGACAAAGAAATGGCCTCTCACTCCATCACCGCAGCACCAGCCCAGCCCACCCCGGCCCTCCTTGAGGAATGGAAGCGCCGGAAATTTGACGTGGTGGCGGAAATCCCGCGCCAGTGGGACCGGCTCCAATCCGATGCCGGGGAAGAAGAACGCTTCCGGGCTGAATGGCTCCTGAAATGCGCCCAACTGGCCCTTGCCGCCCAGAAGGTGGAGACGGCCGGGCGCAAGGGCTCAGGGGGCAGCGTGCAAATCCTGGTGGCCGACCCGAGGAAGTGATCCATGCCTCGCAAGTCCAAAGACGCCGCCAGCAAAGCCGACCCCAGTGCGGTCGCGCTCCCCGCCCTCGGCTGGCGGTGCCGCCCTTACCAGCGGCAGCTCTGGGACTACATGGACCGGGGCGGAAAAATGGCCGTGGTCCTGTGGCATCGCCGCGCCGGCAAAGATTTGTTCGCCATCAACTGGATCGCCATGGCCACCACCAAACGGCCCGGCCTCTACTGGCACGTCTTCCCTCAGCTCAACCAAGGCAGGCGCATCGTCTGGGAGGGCTACACCAACGACGGCCACCGCTTCCTGGACTACTTCCCTAAGGCCCTGCGGGCCGACGCCAACCAGCATGAGATGCGCCTCAACCTCAAAACTGGGTCCACCTACCAAGTCATTGGCGGGGACAACGTGGACTCCTTCCGCGGCCAGAACCCGATTGGCGTTGTCTTCTCGGAATACGCTTTTTGCGACCCCGCCGTCTATCGAGTGATCCGCCCCATCCTCGCCGCCAACGGAGGCTGGGCCATGTTCATCAGCACCCCCAACGGCAACAACCACTACCAACAACTCTACCGCGAGGCCGAGAAACGGTCCGATTGGTTTGCCGAGCGCCTGACTATCGAAGACACCGGCGTCATTTCCCCAAAAGAGTTGGAGATCGACCGCGCCTCCGGGGTCAGCGAGGCCGAAATCCGCCGCGAATACTACTGCGAATGGACGGCCCCCATGGAAGGGGCCTACTACGCCGAAGCCATCAATCGCATCGAGGAAGCCGGCCAAATCACCGATGTTCCCTACGAGCCTGCCCTGGACGTGCACACGGCCTGGGACATTGGCGTCCGGGACACCACCATCATCTTGTTCTATCAAATCGAGCCTTTCACCGAACGCATCCGCATCTTTGATGTTTACGAATCTCACGGCGAAGGCCTCGCACACTACGCCAGCATTCTCAAGGCCCGCGGCTATACCTACGCATCCCACAACGCCCCCCACGACATCCAGGTCCGTGAGATCGGCACTGGACACAGCCGACTGGAAGCCGCCCGCCAACTGGGCATTAACTTTCGCCTCACTGCCAAGCTCGCCGTATCTGACGGAATCGAGGCCGTTCGCCGCACCCTCCCCCGCGTCTGGATTGACCAGAAGCGGTGCGCCAAGCTCATCGAAGCCCTCAAGTCCTACCGCAAGGACTACGACAAAGAAGCCAAGGTCTTTTCATCGAAGCCGGTCCATGACTGGACCAGCCACTGGGCTGACGCCATGCGCTACCTCGCCGTCGCCCAGCACAAGCGCATCCCGGACGCCCTCCGGGTCACCACCTCGGTCCCGGACGATTACCGCGTCCTGGGTAACTCCGACCGTCGCCCCGCCATTGCCTCAAACGGCTTCGCCACTTTTGAACCCGAATCTGCCACCCCCCGCCGTTCCCTTCTTTGGGACTGAACCAACATGAACATGCTCCCCACTCCAACCCTGGCCCGCAACCTCGATCCCAACCGTCCCGACGCCAATCTAGCCCTCCTGTCCACCCCTGCCGATCTCGGCGATGTCATCGGTGCCGCCGGCAGCGTGGCATGGGATGAAAACCTCGGCCCCAAAATTGCCCGATTCATTGACAGGTCCCTCGACTTCGGCCCCCACCTGACCCCGGACGAACTCAACGAACGATTCCCTCGTCCGGACGGCACCCCGTGGGCCACCTCCATGCCGGAACGCTCCGCCCGCCAACTTTGGGAACTTGAAAACCGCCGCTACCGCGCCAGTAGCACCCTCGCCAGAGGACCAGGTGGAGCCCTCCAAACCGCCGCTGAGTTTGGCACGGGCATTGCAGTGTCCTTTGCCGATCCGGTGAACCTCGCTGCATCCCTCATCCCGTTCGTCGGAGAGGCTCGCATGGCCCAGATCATCGCCCGCCATGGCGTCACCCGGGGGCGGCTTGTCACCGGAGCCATTGATGGCAGCCTCGGCAACCTTGTTTTCGAGGGCCTAAACATTCCCCTTTCTTTGGAAGAAGGGCAGGACTATGGCGCAGCTCAGGTGATCCACAACCTCACCGCCGGGGCGCTCTTTGGTGCCACCTTCCACGCCACAGGCGGCAAGATCATGGACTTCATGCGCCGGGGCAAACACACCCGGATGCTCGCCGAAGCCGCTGCCGCAGTGGACCTGGGGCGCCCCGCCCCCGTCCACGAACTCCTTGCTCTGGACCCCGACATCGTTCGCGCCGAACTCTACGCCGGCCGCACGCTCAACGAACGCCAACGCGTCGTCGCCCTCGAAAAACGCGACGCATTCCTCGGCAAGGTCGATGAAGCCGACGTGGAACGGGAAGTGGCCCGCCGCACCGCCCGCTTCATCGAGGCCCGGGAAAACCCCAAAGTCGCCGACCCAGCCACCCTGCCGGACCCCACCCAAGCCGCCGACGCCCCCCGACCTGCCTCCCGCACCACCAGCGTCACCTTCGACGATGCTGCCGACGACGACACCTTTGCCGACGCCCTCGCCGCCGATGCCGAACGCATGGCCCGAGAGGACGGCATTGACACCCCACCCAAGGAAACCAACAATGGAAGCCGACAAGAAACCCTCGGCCAAGGAGGAGTAAACAATGAAGCCGCTCTGGAAGTTGGATCAGGCCAACGCATACTTGCGCCCGATCTTTCCGGGCCAACCGTTCCCCTTGGATCAGGAATTTTCGTTAGAGCCGAAACACATTCCTTGGCTCAAAAGTTGGGCGCGAAGATTGAGGCGCTTGAGCCGGATCAAATTGCCGCCCGAGGAATGGACGCGCAGACTCCCGCCGCATACGATCCTGCTACGGGAAGCATCTTGCTCAACATGGGTCTCCTGCGAAAAGTGGGTTCTCCGCTCGCTGATAAACTCCTTGAGCACGAAATCATCCACCACGCAGACATCCAAGGAGCACGCGCCCGCCACGCCGCTTCCGGCTCTCCGTTGCCATTTGAAGAATGGCTCAAAGCCCGCAACCAGGCCATCATCGACGACTTAGCTGCCACTCCCGTCGGTCGAAAAATTTTGCTCGATGCCTACAACGCTTATTGGGGCACAGGCAACAAAAACTTCCAACCAGTCACCAATCTTTCCTCCATCACCCTTGATCCGCGGATGGCCCCAGAACTCATCCGCATGGGTGCGGAAGCCAGACGCAGCGGCAAGCTGACCGAAGACGAATACCGCACATTCTTCCAGCGGGTGGCCGACTGGCTCCAAGAAACTTTAGACAACCTTCGCGCTGCGTTTGAATCCACTCCTTCGCCCATCCTTCAACGCGCCATTGACGACACAGTGGCCATCCTGGACGCAGCCCGCACCGGCGACCCCGCCAAACTCCCCGCCCAGATGGAACTGCGGCTGAATGACACCCAAGGCACGCAGGGGGCGCCGCCGATTGAGTGGGAATCTTTCAAGCAGTCTATCCGGGATTTTGCCGCGCAAAAACTACCCACCTATCAAGTGCTTAATCTTGGGAGGGCTTTAATCGAAGGACTT